AAAAGAAGCGCAACATTGCGGTCATGATTGGCGGCCGCAGGATTGAGGCATAACAGAAAGGAACAGCAATGAGAAAAACGCATAAGCCAAAACCGTTCGTAGGTTTTGAGACACGCGACCCGGTGGTCAAGAATCGTGACCCGGTGCCGCGACAACGCAGGCATTATATCCCGGCGCGGATGCCGGTTGTTTGCCCGGACTGCGGACACAGTACACGTATGGAAGACGGCAGGCATGTTGATCCGGTACGGCGCAAAATCCTTGAATACCGGACATGTTGCTGGTGTGGTAAAAAACTGGCGGCAGGCCGGGACATGACACCTGTTGAGGTTGATACGCTATGCGACAGAGCGGAAGCTGTCAAAGAATACGAGAACGAAAATGAATAATCCGAATGTCGGACTAAGCTGATTTGCGGCTATTGATATATTCCGTTTTCGCGGTTGTAATGTTCCCGTGCCGAGCGATGTGATTTCGTTCGGCGCGGGAGTTTTCATTTATGGCCAGAGCGACGGAAATGCCGACGACGCTTACAGCGGGCGAAACAATAGCCGCTGATCTAACTATTTCCGATTACTCGCCTGCCGACGGCTATACTATCTCATTCAGGTTCGGCGGGGCCGTTCCCTTTGCCGTTGCTGGCGTGTCTGCGCTTGAAGGCGCGGCATGGGCTTTAGATGTGACCGGCGCGGCAACTGCAACGATGGGACGCGGGCGTGTCGCATGGGACGCGCTGGCAACAAAAGACGATGTGTCAACAGTTGCGGCAAGCGGCGTTATCACCGTGACCGCTTCTCCTCTGACCGTTTCCCGCTACGTGGCAACGCTAGCGGCTGTTGAAAAAGCTATAGCTAACTACGCTACTTCAACGAAGCGTTCCTTCTCGGTTGACGGCATATCGACAACATACCGAGACCTCGACGAGCTACTCAAATTGCGGGCGTTCCTGAAACGCGAGATCGCGCAAGAAAGCGGTGCGCGGCGTTCATCTGTAATCTTAACGAGGTTTTTATGATGTTCGGAAAACGGGACGTGAAACCAGCGAAAGCGGCAAAAGAAAAGCGCGGTGTTCAATCCGTTGCCGTCCGTTCGTTCGCCGCCGCACAGACAGACCGCCTGCTTGCAAACTGGCGATGGGATGGCGGGTTTTCTGCGCAGGAAATCAGAACACAACTCGCGTCCATGCGGAGCCGGAGCCGTGAACTCGCTAAAAACAATCCGAACTATAAAAGATTTTTGCAACTGTTCTGCATCAATGTGGTAGGCGAGGGGTTCGCGCTTAAATCGACCCCGCATGACGGGGTGCCTGGTCTGGACAGCTTCCGGCTTGACGCGCAGGCCAGCGCGTTTATCCAATATCATTTTTGGCGGTGGTCAACATGGCGCGATCTTAAAACCAACCGCACATGGGCCGACGCGACGGGCCGCAAAACGCTTTCGGAGATTGACCAGCTTAACGCAAAAACATGGGCGCGTGACGGTGAATACTTTATCATTCCTGTTGCCGACGATAACCCATACGGGATCAGCCTGCGGATTGTCAGGCCGGATGCTTGCGACGAGACTTATTTCATGGAAGCATCTGCTGGCCAAAACCCTGTTTATTGCGGCGTGGAGATTGACAAGAATTTCGGCTTCCCGGTGGCGTATTATTTCAAAACGCTTAACCCGCAATCGCAATACCGTGGCCGGTTCGGGCCGCTTGTCCGCATACCTGCCAGCCGAGTAATACACGGGTTCACGCCGGAAGATGAAGATCAACCGCGAGGCGTTCCGATAGGCCATTCTTCAATGGTCAAACTCAAGATGCTTGAGGAATACGACAAAGCGGAAATCACAGCGGCGCGTGACGAGGCTTGCAGCGTTCGGACGTATCACGCGCCCAAAGATGACGACGCGGAAAACTTCATTGACTTGACCAGCCCGGAATATTCAACAATCGCTAATGCGCTGGTTGCGGAAAAAGAGCCAGGGCAAGCGGAAATTTTGCCGCACGGATATCAACAGACCATCAACACGCCGCAACACCCTAACCGCGAGTTGACCGCGTTCAAGGCGTCCATGCTAAAGGATATCGCCAGCGGGCTTGGCACAGAATACAGCGTGTTCGCTAATGACTGGTCAGGCGTGTCTTTCTCTTCCGTGCGCCTCGGCACTATCGCAGAGCGTGACATGTGGAAAATGCTGCAAAGCCAGATGATAGCGCAAAGCAAAACGCCAGTGTTTATAGCATGGCTAAAATCGTTTTTGAGTTCGCCGATAAGCGGGCAATTCCCGTATGAGAAGCTTGAGAAATTCGCGGAGCATGAATTTAAGGGCCGCCGCTGGATGTGGGTTGATCCCATGAAAGACATGAACGCGGCTAAGCTGGCGGTTGATAATTACTGGAAAACCAATAGCGACGTTGCCGACGATTTGGGCAGTGATTACGACGACAATCTCGAAGGCGTGAAACGTGAAAAAGACAGCCGGGAGAAAAAAGGTCTCAAAGAACCGGCAGACAAAAACGGAATGCAGGCCGCTATACCTGCCGAAAGCGAGGCGAAAAATGGCAAAGAAGTTTAAGAAACAGATCCAGCCGGAAAACCAAGAGCGCGACATTGACGGAATGAAGTTCCGTGAAGCGTCGTTCGACATTGAGACGCGGGCAGAGGGCGAGCCCGCGATTGTGCGCATGACGGTTTCCAGCGAGGCACCGGTGCTGACACACGCATATTACAAAGGCGAGTATCAGCGCGTTTATGAAATCCTCGACCATTCACCCGGCAGCATCGACATGAGCCGGTGCCGCGACGGTCTGGTTATTCAGGATGGTCATTACGGCGACCAGATCGGTTTAATGGCTGTCGCAGTTGAAGGCCGCAAGCTTGGCGGCGCGGTAGAATTTTGCTCCGGCGCGAGGGCGCAGGAGATAATGCAGGACGCAATAAAAAAGCTCCGGCGCAATACCTCGGTCGGCTACCGGGTTGACGCTGACAGCTACGTTTTAGAGGGCGAAAAAGACGGCATCCCGGTGGTTCGGGCTATGTCTTGGATGCCTTATGAAGCGTCGTTCGTTCCTGTTCCCGCAGATACTCAGGTGGGTGTCGGCAGATCGCAACAACAGAGCAACATACCTAGAGGGGTAAACATCATGAGTGACGAGAATAAAAACGCCCGCAATTTGACGGGTGAAGACGTGGTTGAAATCTATCGGCTGGCGCGGGCGTTCAACATGGAACCCGGCGCGGCCGACGAGCATGTCAAATCTGACAAGCCGGTCGACGAATTCCGTTCGCTGGCACTGAAAAAGGCCGAGACTGACAAGGCCGAGATGCAGCGCAAAATCGACGAGGGCAAGAACACCAAAGCCCCGCCCGCAAAACGCGCCGACGATCCGGCCAACTGGATTTTCAGCGGCGGCGAAGAGGCGCAGGTCGCTAAGCGGTTCAGCGTCATGAACGTGCTGCGCTATCTCGACGCGCTGCGCAACGGCAACAAGCCGACGGTTGACATCGGCTATGAGCGCGAGGTCAGCGACGAGATGGCCAAACGCGCAGGCAAGCCCGCGCAAGGCTTGTATTTGCCGCATTGCGCCAACGTGCTGATGAAGCGCGGCGACCCGTTCCTCAAGACCGGCAATGGCAGCAACTTCGTGGCTACCAACCTGCTTGTTGGACAATTCATTGACGCGCTGCGGAGTAAGATGGTTCTTCACGCGGCGGGCGTGACCACGCTGTCTGGCCTTGTTGGTGACATCGCAATCCCCAAGGGCGGCGCGATCACGGGCGGATGGGTGGACGGAGAAAACGGCGCGGGCACGGAAGGCAAGCCGACCGTTGCGCAGGTTACGGGCACACCGAAGACGGCCAGCGGGTGGACGGACATTTCACGCCGCCTGATGCTGCAATCAAGCATTGATGCTGAATCGTTCGTGCAGAACGAACTGTTCAACACCATTGCCCGCCTGATCGAAGTTGCGGCTTTTGCCGGAACTAATGCGAACGGACAGCCTAAAGGTTTGGTGTCGCAGACGGGAGTCAACACTCCGTCGTTGACGGCGAACGCTCCGACGCGGGCGCAACTGCTTAGCTTCATCGAAAACATTATGTCCGATAATGCCGACTTCGACGGGCAGAGCTGGATCATGCGTCCCACCGGATGGGCGTTGCTGGCGAACCTTGTTGACGTGCGCGGCGTTGACAACGCTGGTTTGACAACCGGCACGATTGTTGGCGGCGGGCCGCTCGGCACTTACATGCTGGACGCGGAGCGCAAGTCAATGATTGGCTTCCCGTATCACGTCACAACCAACTGCCCGAATCATGCGCTATTTTTCGGCGCGTGGTCGCAGATGGTTATCGGGCTGTGGTCTGGTATCGACCTGCTGGTTGACCCGTACACCAACAGCACGAGCGGCGCGACCCGCATCGTTGCGCTACAGGACGCGGACATCATGGTGCGCAACGGTCAGGCGTTCTCTTACGGTGCCGCACTGACCGAGTAACCAAGGCAGTATCAACAACGCGGCGCGGCGGATAACACCGCCCGCCGCTTACAGGAGATTGAAATGAGAAAATTCATCTTGGTTTTTGCGGGATTGTGTTTCGCGTTTGCGGGTCACGCAGCGCTTGACGCTACGCTGTTGAAAAGCGAGCTTATGCTGCGTGGCGCGCCCGCCAGCACACGCACAGAGCTTGCTATCATAGCGCCGGTGGCGTACACGACAAACGCTGCTACCACGGTAGTTAAAGCGATTGGCGAGTACTACGGCAAAGGCGAGTTGGTTATTGCGGCAAGCGGCAACGCTGACCCGGCATACACTAACATCTTTACCGTCGTGTCCGGCACTAACGCGACGCTGACCGGAACCACAACCACGCTGGCGACGTACACGCATGCCGCTAATGACACATCCGTTAAAGCTCTGGAGATCGACTTTGATGCTGTGACGGGTACGCATTGGGGCGTGTTGCAGGTCGGCGAAACGGGCAACGATAGTAACTATGCGTTTTCAGTGACGCTGTACCATGATGCGATAGGCACGGCGGCGATAAGCGTAACAGGCGACGCGGTTGACAAAATGCCGTATCAGGGCACAGCCGCGATTGTGGTTGAATACGGTGCTGTAAAGAAAGGCGCAGACGGCTTTTCCGGAACCGTGCAAATACAATCGGCGACAACCAGCGGCGGCAGTTACACAAACGTGACAGGACTATCGACAACGTTCACGAATACTGCGGGCGGGTCTGCTGTGATACCGTATGACACTACCAGCGGCAAGCGTTATTTGAAAGCGGTATACACGACAACCAACGACGTGACCGACATCTCGGTTTGGATAAACGGCTACAAGTGACGGCAACCAACCAGGCGCGGCTCTGACAACGGGGCCGCGCCGGTTCAAGGCGAATCATGCGCGAAGAACTTGCAGAAATGTTTGCCGAGATCAAAACCGACCTTGGCGACCTGTCGGCGAAAATCACGCTTGCCGACGGTTCGGAGCATGACGTTATCGCTCCGACAATCGGTCTTACGCGTTCCAGCAGCGAGCAGGGCGAAAGCGAATCTCCCGACGCTGTTATCAGGATGATGTATGACGATTACGCGGCGGCGGGAATAGGCATACGCGACGTTGTGACGCTTACCGATTGTTGCGGGCAGGCGCACAAGCTGCGCATTCGCGAGGTAGTCAATACGGGCGGCATCATGCGCCTATTATGCGAGGCTGTTCATGGTTAGCGCAAGCATACCAAAAGCAGATATGGACGCGCTCGTTAAGCAAATGGAGCGGGCGGAAAAGCTTATCGGCAAAAGCGTTCGTGAGAGCGTTGCATGGGCCGGTAATTACGTGGCCATATCGTTGGGGGCGATTACCAAGGTCAGCAAGAAAAAGCGTAAGGTTGAACAGAGGCCAGATAACAAATGGAAAACAGACGCGAGGGTAAGCCGGTGGGGCACGTACAAATATCGCAATGGCGAAAAATACTGGGTGCCGATTTACCGCACGGGCGAATACGGGCGCATTTATTTCACGTCCAAAAAGACGGCGCGGATGATGACGTGGGATCAGCGCAACGGAGAAGTTAAGCCGCTTGAATTTACTACCGGCGCAAAGCCGGAGGACGACATGCCGGGAATCATGCAGAGCAAAAAGCTGATTATCGGGCGGCGCGGACTGGCCAAGAGATCGTGGAAATATCTAAAGGCGAAAATGCGCGTCGGTGGCACGATCAGCGACCACGGCACCGGCAACATAGGCGCGGTTATCTGGCGCGACATCGGCGGCGTAAATCCGACGCTGATAATCAACAACGATTTGCGGTATGCCATGACTGCGCTAAAGGGCGACGCATCCGCTTTGTCCGGTGCCGTCGGGAAAGCCGCACGGAACATGGAACGCGAGTTGACGCGCAGAATTGAGAAGGTGGCAAAATGAACGTTGCGCTTGCATACGAAACAGCATTGGCGACCGTGATACGGCAGTACGCCAATATCGGGGGCGACACGCATATCAGGGTGTGGCGCAACTTGCGTTTCGATCACCGCTGGAAAGCTGACGAAGATCGGCACATGCCATGCGTGGACATCCGCGCAGGCATAGCGGAGCCGGGCGGCGATCAGCACACGCTTTCGCTTGAAGGGCAAGTTCAGATTTACACGAACACGGCAGATGACCAAAGTCATTCTGTAATCAGCGGAATCGAAGAGGCCGTCCACGATGTTTTGAACAAGCTTTTCTATGGCGCGTTATCCGGCGACGGCAATGACGAACTGACTTTGTTTGCCGCGACCATGACGGAGCTTTGCGGCAGCGATTACCATTTTGGCGGCTTTGTTTTCGGAACCGGAATCATGCCTATGGACGAATCCGGTTTTAACGCGGTGGGGTTTTCGCTGGTGCTGCATTATCAGCGCAGTGATTATTAACGAGCAACAGAAAAAAGGAAGGTGAATCATGAGCGACTTCGGAGCACTAACCGACCATTTCAGCATGGCAACCGCAAGCCTGATTTTGATCGGATCGACAAAAACGCCGGTGGCGAAAACACGCGCCGACGACCTGGACGAAAACGGCGACATCGCAAACGCGCAATGGTTCGGCGGCGGCGGCGTGGAGGACGTGACGTGTGAGTATCTGCTCAAGAGCGGCACGTTGAACCTTAACACGCTGAAACTTGGCGAGATCGACGAGGGCGTCGGGGTTGCCAGCATTTCAGTTGCGACTTCAAACGGCGATTTGCCGAAAATCAGCGTGACCGGAAAAATCGGACTCGAACCGATGGTTGCGCCGACCGGGAAGCTGAATACCTGGGCCTTGCCGAGCATCACGATCACGGCCAACAAATACGCACAGCCGATGGGGTTTACCTATTCGACCGGGCGGCTGCTTGGTTGTACGCTGGAAGCATCGTGCGAGATATTCGAGGCTACCGACGGACTGGGAGAGCCTGCTGCGCACGGCGTATCCGGCGCGTCCGGTTCAATCTCCAGCGAATGGGGAAGCGCGGCGCCGACTATCACGCTGACGCTGACCCAGACCGACTGCGTGACGCAAAGCCCCGCGATCACCGAACCGCAGGCGGCTTTCCACACGCACACGGCGGCGTCCGAGTTCGTCCTCGAGCGCGGCACGACAGGCGGCTAATAACGCGACGCATGAAAGCGAGGTACAGACATGCGGAGCGCTGAACTATGCGATTACGCGGCAAACGAGATAGCGCAACTGCGGGCTAAGGGTTGCGCTCTATCCGATTCCGACGTTGTGGAGATCAACGCGCTCGCGCATGATGTGCTGGCAAAGGGGCGGTTCACGGAGCGTCTGGCCCGTGGCCGTCCTGTCGCTTGCGGCGGGGCTTGGCTGTGGCCGCTTACGCTTGCGGCATCTGACTGGTATGATTCCATAGGCTGTGACATCGGCGACGGCAGGGCGGCTCTGGCGTATGCTATGGCGCACGGCGGTGAAGAATCGCTCGCTACGGCTGGCAAAAAGGAAGTCAAAGCATGGGCGCGGAGATTGAAAGTCACAGACGCGGGGCTTGACGCCGCCTTGCATGACGTGATTAAGCAGGGTGAAGAGCCAGACATGACGCGCCCGGGCGACAAAGAGAAGCCGGAACCCAAAATGACGGCTGGGCGGCTTTCGGCGATCATGGTGGCGCGTTGTGGCGGCACGGTCGAGCAATGGGAGCGGCGCGTGTCGGTGGACTACATTCGGACGGTTCTTGAAACGCTCGCTTTTCAGGATGCGGCAGAGGGCAGCGGAATCATGGACTACCACACGCGCAAAGCAGAGGACGCGCTTGACGCGGCTATTTGCCGGATAGAACACAGGTGCAAGAATGGCTAAAGACCAAAACATATCCATTGTAATCAAAGCCCGCAACATGGTAGCGGCGGGCTTCAAGGGTGTTGTGGGCGCGGCTAAAAAATTGCGCGATCAGGTCGGCGCGTCTTTGGCTGGAGTGGCCAATATCGCTAAACGTGTTGCGGCTTCAATCGGCATAATTGGCGCGGCGGCGGTTGCTGTCGGCAAGCGCATGGTATCGCAGTACCAAGTGCAAGCGGCGGCAGAGGCAAAGCTTTCGGCGACACTGAAAGCAACTGGTTACGCGGCAGGCTTCACGACCAGCGAACTCAAAAAGCAGGCGGCGCAACTACAGAAAACAACGGGCGTTGGAGATGAAACCATCTTGTCGATGCAAGGCATTTTGGCGACATTCAAGAACGTGCGCGGCGATGTTTTCATGCAGGCGACAAGCGCGATTCTGGATATGGGCGCGGCAATGGGCAAGGCGGGCAAAGGTAGCGCGGATGTCGAGGCGGCAGTGATTCAGGTCGGCAAGGCCTTGAACGATCCGATTAAAGACATGGCGGCTTTAGGCCGCGTCGGTATCCAGTTCACAGAGCAGCAAAAAGAGCAGATAAAAGGACTGCAAGAATCAGGCGATTTACAAGCGGCGCAGGCTATCATTCTCAAGGAGCTCGAAATGCAATTCGGCGGAACCGCTAAAGCTGTCGCCGATTCTGCGGGCGGCATGATGCAGCTAAAGGCCGTGCTTGGCGACGCGAAAGAAGAGGTCGGGCGCGTTATTGTTGAAAGCAACGTCTTCAAAGGCGTAATCGAAAAGGTCACGAAAGCGGTTGAGGATTTGATTGAATCGGGAACGATTGACCTTTGGGCGCAAAACGTCAGAGCGGCAATCGCTTCTTTGATTCCCGTGATGGAAAAAATGGGAAGAGGCTGGACGTGGATAAAAGACAAAGTCGCGGGCGCGGCTGCGTTTTGGGGGGCTGTTGCTGGCGGCGCAGGGATGGACGAAGCTATCGCGGCGATGGATATAATCCCTAAAAAAGTAGAAGCCGAAAAACAGACCCGGCTACAAGCGATCCGTGAGGAAAAGAAAGCCAAGGCCGATGCGACAGCGGAAACCGAGAAAGCTGAAATGGCTGTGGCGAAAGTGAAACGCGAGGCTGACGAAAAAGAGCAGAAGCGGATTGAAAAAATTACCAAGCTGGAAAAGACAAAAAGCGACCTCGCCAAAAAAGCCGCGAAACTGGAGAGGGACGCCAACCGCAAAAAATGGGAGGAGGAAAAAAAGAACGCCGAAGCCGCGTTAGAGCGAACAAAAAAGATTGCGGCGCATACCATCAAAAGCTATATCAAAGAGCGGCGCGAAAAGAAACGGCTCGCAGACGATGACCGCAAGCAGATGAAGGAAGGCGAAAAACTTGAAGGCAAAGTACGCCGCGGTATCAGGCTATCGAAACGGGATCAGGAGAAACTAGACGCATTTCGAGACATTGCAAAAGCGAGGGGAGCATTGCCGAATATGCAATTAGCAGTGGATAAGGCGCAGGCGCAACTGGACGCGGCAAATAAGAGTGCGGAAACGTTGGACGGCATTCGCAAAGACCTGCAAAAAAACCAAGAAACGCTAGAACAACTTTTGAAGATGGGGTGAATTATGGCACTGGCCAACACAATCACTGGCGCGGGACAGGTAATCAGCGGAAGCACCGAGAAGGGAAAGTATGCCGAAAACATCACGAAAAAAGATGGGACCCAATGGATTTTGACAACGTATTTCGACGAGACGCGGCAGGAAATAAAATGGTATGCCCTGACGTTAGCGGCGATTGTGGCTTACAAGTCAGAAAACCCCGACGCCAATATAAACTACTCGCTGACGGATCAGGTAACGGGCGCATACGAAATGACAGTTGTTAATGTTGTACGGAACATCACGGGGTATTCGCTCCTGCGTGCGACTGAAAAGGAGACAAGCTAGATGAGGCGCTTCTTTCCACGAGATCTAGAGGGTGGCATGCCAATAAGCACACGCGGTTTTGCGCGTGGTGTTGACCTGATGGCGAAAGCGCTTGAACGAATGGAAATGATCGGAGGTCATGTGGAATGGTCTGCGCACAATGTGCCGCGTTTGATTGTTGACAATGCATCTGCTGCTAGCGGTGTATATCCGCAAGCGTGGGATATTGAGATTGATGGTGCCAACGTTACGCTAAATTGCTGCTACATGCGAGGGCCGGTGTTCGTATGGCTCGGCGACCTGGACGCGACGCTTACAGAGGGGAGCGACCTGGACGGAGATCCGATTTGGCTTTCCGTGGAAATCGACGCTTTAACCGGAGAGGCTGAGTTGAAAACCGGAACAATGGAGGATTGCACAGACCAAGCCGCTCCTGAACCGACCAGCACGAAGCTAAGAATACCGCTGTATGTTTTGGCGCAATCGACGAATGCGGAGACTGAAGTCGTCACTTTTTCCGTAGTCACCGATTTGAGAACATGCGCAACCGCAATGCTCTATGTTTAGGAGACTTTGAGCCAATGGCAAATTATCGCACATACGGGGCCGCAATCATCACAAGTTTGGGAGTTGCCATTACGGGTATCCTATGGTATCAGCGGGAGAACAACCAGATAAGCGCAGAAGACATTGCGGAATTATACGCGGCTTTCAACGAGCGCGTGCAAGTGGCGTACCATACAGGAGTCAACGAGCTCGAATGGCAAATAAACATTGTACCGTGGTATGCAAAGGCATCCGTTGTCCATGGCGATATTATGAGCGGTATAAGAGGCATGATATTGTCGAACATGACAACGGACATAAAAATATGGTGGATCGTTCCGCCGACAGATACAACGGAGTTCGAGTGGCCTATGGACGGGGACACGCTTGCACAGGCCGAGACAAGTTGGGTAGCATATAGAACGGAAACAAATATCATTCATGGCGGACATTCTACATATTGCAGACCTTCGGCACCCTCGAACGCCGTGACGCCCTGGCTTACAACATCGACGCGAGCCGTGAAGCGTAATCGTATTTTGCCGACAATCACGCCGACGAACTACCCATTGGCCAATCTTCTGTATGATCACGCAAAACCCATTCAGGACACAATGTTCTTTTATGGCAACTGGTTTGTGGCCGTGACGACAAACTCA